CCTTCGCTTTGATGATGATCCCGCTGTTTCCCTTGTTCAGAGGAACCTCCGCAAACGCGCCCTCGCCGAAGATGATGGTCTGGTACACGTCCACCTTGGAAGCATTCACGCTCGCCTGGATGCCGGTACTCGGCGCGTCGCCCGCGGCGTAGATGATCGGCGCGTTGCTGGTGAGGATGAAGCGGATACCCGCAAGCGTCCCGACCTCGCCCTCGAACACGCCCCTGCTGCTGGCGTACTTATGTACCGGAACGAACCCGCCGCTCGCCTCCAGGTCCTCCAGATCGGTGATCATGTCCGTGTGTCCGATGGCGATGTACGCGGCGGGCACGGGCTGCGTCGCAATCCCGGTGCTCGGGTCGATCATCTTGGTGATCATCGGCACGTCGTTGGAGCGCAGGAACCGGTGAATCTTCTGGAAGTCAGCCTTCTGTATCTTGTCCTTGATCGCCGAGCGCGCGCTCTTCCCGTTCGCCCACACTTCGTTCGTCCCCTGCATCAGCTCGTTGCGAAGCACCGTGTCGAGCGTCAGCCCCTGCTGCCGACCGAGTTTCTCAGCGGCGATGGTGATCTCCGGGTCGAAGCCAGTCATCGTCGTCACGTCGGAAATACCGACCCAATCGCCGTACTGGCGAAGAGTCGCCGTGATCTCGCTCTTGAGAATCTTGCTGCCGACCGGGGTAATGGCCTCGCCAAGTTCGGTCGTCGCCGCCGAAAGATCGGCGTACCGCGCGAAGTTGATCGTCTTGCCGCTCTTGTCCTTCATCGGGAACTTCTCACCGAACTGCGCGTAGGTGAGAAGAGAACGCGATGTCGTCAGGAGGGTCTTCTCATAAAACGTCAGTGCCGCTCTGGAAAAATCAGCCGCCTTCATATACTGTGTGCTCAAGTAGTATCACTCCCTGATAAAATTTGAGCGGGTACTCGCCTCATCTGGCGCCACCCGCTTTCACTCGTTCCAAAAGTTCCTTGAATTTCGCGTCCTCCATGTCCTCGATCACCTTCACGTAATCGCGCGAACCCTTCGACGGGCGTGCCCGTCCGGACGCCGCTTCGGCGTGCGGGGCGCGGGGCTGCGGACTTCTCGGCGTCTCGACCGGAGCGGACGGAGCAACCGCAGGAAGCGGCGCTGTCTGCACCGGAGCCATCATCGACGCCACCTTCTTGCGCGCGCTGTCGTACAGCCATGCGAATGTCTTCGGATCGCTGTCGGCAGCCTGGAGCACAGTCGGCGGAATCTGCCCGGCCTCTATCGACTGCCGGATGAAATGCGCCGTCTGATTGAAAAGCGGGTCTGCGCGCGCCGCGTCGAGAATCTTTTCTCTACGGCGTACCTCTTCAAGCGTTGCGTTCTCGGTTTTGAATATCTCGGCGGCCTTCGCCCCTGCGATACGCTCCGCCTCCGAACGCACGAGATTCGGAATCTCCTCCTTGAAGACGCGCTGCGTCCACTCCTCGTAGGTTTCATCCTCCCGCATGGGGGGTATTTCGATCTTCTTCTCCGGCTCCGCGACGGGAGCGGCCTTCTCTTCCTTCTTCGCGGGCTGTCCTCCGCGAATCCGGTTCAAAAGCTCCTCCTGCAAATCCGGATTCGCTTCGAGAGCCTTCAACACGTGCCGGTACGGCGCGAGCGCCTGCATCTGCTGCGTGTAGTGCAATCCCTTCTGCGCCAGCGTCACCGCGTCGTTGTAGTCGTGAATGGAAATCTCCTGTCCATCCACCTTCAACTTCATCAGCGGCGGCTTCTGCGCCACAGGGGGCGTCTCAACAGACTGCGATTGTTCCGGCGTCTGAAGCGGCGTTTCTTCCACATCCGGAACCTTCTCCGACTCCGGTTGCTCATCCCGCTCTTCGCCGAAAAACTCATCCAATGCCGACTCATCTTCCTCCGACGCGTCCTCGTCTCCGCGAGCGCGTGCGGCCATCGACTGGTAGTATTCCTCCCTCGACTTTTCGAACTCGCCGGTATCGCTTTCGTTCTCCTGCGCCAGTACCTGATCCAGTTCTTTCTCCACGGTAGTGCCTCCTTGTTTTGTGCTCCCGGAAACCGGCGGATACCCCCGAACGCGGGCGGCCCCCTCTCCGGGTTGGCCAATAAAAAAGGGCTCCGAAGCCATCGCTCCGAAGCCCTCTCATCTATGAAAAAAGACGGGCTATCCCGTCTCTTCTTTGTTGATCTCGTTAAAATCCCCCGGATTCATTCGCGGGGGATGTGTCGATCACTGCTTCCGCTCCATCAGCTCTCTGACTTCATCGCGGGTTTCGCTGATCCATCGGACGAACTCCCGCACCCCCTGCGCCCTCGCGAGAGAGTACTTCGTCATATCGTCGCCGGACGGCGAACTCAACAGCGCGGCGTACTTCACATCGAGATACACGGCCGCAAGCTCGTGCAGCGCATCAACCCCGAGCCTCGACACAACGTCGAGAAACTCCACCGGGTCAAGCTTGCTGTCTCCGGGAAGGGCACGGCGCATCATACCGGCGCACCCCCCTGCGCCGGTACAGGCCCCTGTGCCGGGGGTTGTTTCCCTTGTGCCGGGGGACCGCCCGGAGGAGCCGCCTGCGCCTGTTGCGCCTGTGCCTGCTGNNCTGCATCATCTGCATCTGCTGCTGCATCTGCTGCATCTGCTGCGTCATCTGCCTCATCACGTTCGGATTCGTCATCAACTGGCTGTGATCCTTGAACCCCCAGCCCTCAAGCAGCTTCACCATGATGGCGTAGATGTTGTCCGGCGTCATAACCTGCGCCTGCGCCAAACCCGGAGCCATCTGGATAAGCTGAATCATCTGCTGCTGCACGACCTCCTGCTTGCTCGCCGAAATGCCGACGGACACCAGAATGTCGAACTGCCCCGACACGTCGTCCTTGTTGATCACGATAGGCTCCCCGTACAGCCGCACGACGAACTCGTCGCGCATGAACTGCCGGTTCAACGAAAGCGCCTTGACGAAGAGGCTCCTCACACCCGTCTCGGCGAAAAGCCTTGCAATCAGCTCGATGCGCTGCTGGCTCGCCCCCATCAAGGCTGTAATTCCCGTCGCAGTCTTATTCAAACTACGACTATCTAACCCCTGATTATAACGAGTTATACCGGTACGCTGCTCCAACTGCGTCTGCTCGAACTCCAGCGCCATGAATCCGGCCTGCTGCAACGGAGGCGGCGTCAGCGGGCGCACTGCCCCCGGCACGTCTGTACGGACGACGCCGCCCGGACGCGGGTTCACCAGCGACTCCATCTCCACTCCGGCCCCGCGCTGCACCTCCCACATCCCGTTATTCTGCCACGAAATGTTGTCGAGAATCTGTCTGCGCAGGCTCGTCTTCGTCTCCTGGAACTCCTTCACCATGTCGGCGAAGCCGATCCCCTCGAACTTATGCACGTCGAGAACAGGACGAAGCACCTCGAACGGCGGTTCCCCGTGGTCGTAGGGGTTCCGCTCAAGACGGATCACAACGTCGTTCGCCACGGTGATGACGTGCGGCGTCAGCCGTCCGCTCCCGTCGGAGTCGAACAGCCCCCACCACTCGTACAGCTCCAGCGGACGACGCTTGTCCGCGTCCTCGATGTTCTCCGTCATCGTCCACGGGTTCGTCCTGTCGTTCTCCGCGTTCCGGAAGCCCTTCTCCCTGTCGCTCCTGTCGCCGTCGCGCTGCGTGTTCCCCTTCTCGATGGCCTCTTCGACGTTGAAGTACACACCCTCCGACTCCATTCGCCGCAGGTAGTCGGGCGTCCGGAAAACTCTATGGATAACGAAGCGTGCGTTCCGCAGCTCTTCCGCTTCGGGATCGTATAGGAAATCTTCCGGCGGGATCACCTCGTACACAGGCCCCGAGTAATCGAGAATCGCCCTCTTCCCCTCGACGTTGGAATACGTCGCGAGACGCGGCATCGACTCCACGGCCATGCGCACGGCCTCCGCCTTCTCGTCGTCAGGCATGTCCGGCGGCAACCCCATCACCGTCTGTTGCACAATCCGCTGCACCGACACTTCGTCCGGAGGAATCTCCACCCGCTCGAATCCGGTGATCTCTATCCCGTCCTCCGCCGAAAGTGCGTTGAAGTCGCCCTCCGACATCTCCGGCACGGAGAACGGCACATCGCGGAAGCGATCCTCCCACGATATTTTCGCCACGCCGAGACCGTAGATCAGGGCGTCCTTGAACCATTTATACGCAACGACGAATCCGTCTCCGCGCCGAGTGAACTGATAGTTAAACAACGCGCTCACCCGCTCCGC